GGATATGGATACGGAACTACAGGATGGGGTGGAGCATCTGGAGTCATAAGCACGTTAAACGGATCTTTAAATGATGACACTGCTGGTACTGGAGGTTCTGGTACAAGCATCACCCTTTCAAGCACTGCTGGATTTAATACAACCGGAACAATAAAAGTCGGAGCTGAATTTATTTCTTACACAGGAATATCAAGTAATGATCTTACCGGAATAACTAGAGGTGCAGGAGGAACACGATCTGCGCATTCTTCAGGAACTGGTGTTGAACTTTATCTTGGATGGGGAGTAGCTTCTTTATCCTCTACAATAACTATTGAACCTGGTTCATGGTCATTAGATAATTTTGGTCAACAATTAATTGCAACAGTTAAAAATGGTAAATCTTTTGGTTGGCAACCTATAAATTCTACTGCCAATGCTCTTATCACACGTGCAACTGTACTTAGTGGAGCCCCTACAAAAAGTATAATGTCTATTGTATCTCAAAGAGATAGACATTTAATTATGCTTGGAACAGAAACCACTATTGGCACTACTAGCACACAAGACAAAATGTTTATTAGATTTTCTGATCAAGAATCTACGTCAACTTATGCACCGACATCAATTAATACCGCAGGTACATTTAGATTAGATGCAGGAACTCAAATAGTAGGAGCGGTAAAAGCTAAAGATTATACATTAGTTTTAACAGATACTTCAGCGTATATTATTCAATTTGTAGGACCTCCATTTACTTTTTCAATAAAACAAGTTGGATCTAATTGTGGTTTAATTGGACAACACGCATTAAAATATGTTAACGGTGCCGTTTGGTGGATGGGAAGATCAGGAGGATTTTTTGTGTTTGATGGTACTGTAAAATCAGTACCTTGTTTAGTAGAAGATTTTGTTTTTTCAACTGATGGAAGTAATCTTGGTGTTAATTACACTGCAGAGGAATTAATATATGCAGGACTAAATTCTTTATTTACAGAAATTAGTTGGTTCTATCCTAAAGATGGATCATCAAATATAGATAGAGTAGTTACTTATAATTATGGTGAAAGAGTTTGGACTACTGGGTCTATGGCTCGAACAACTTATTTAGACGCAACGTTATTTGAGTATCCTTACTCAACTGAATACAGTGCAACGGGAGTGCCTACATTTCCTACTATTCAAGGAGCTACCGCAGTTAATGGAGCTTCAACGTATTATGCACAAGAGAAAGGTAATAACCAAGTAACAACTTCAGGAACATCTACCGCTATAACATCTTTTATACAATCTGGAGATTTTGACTTAGATATTGAAGGTAATGGACAGTATTTTATGAGCATGAGAAGGTTTGTTCCAGATTTTAAAGTTCTTACAGGAGATGCAAAAATATCCATTCTTCTTAAAGACTATCCAACGGACACCGAAACATCTTCTCCTTTAGGACCCTTTACAGTAAGCTCATCAACTAGTAAAGTGGACACTAGGGCTAGAGCAAAAGTAGAAAACGAATCTGTTAACCAAACGTGGAGATATGGCACATTTAGAGCAGACACACAACCAGATGGTATGAGATAATGAACGAATACGATATTAACTACCTTAATAATTTAAGAGACCCTTTTGTGTTTAATAATAGACCTGATTTGTCAAGTACAGGAAATAATGTTCCTTTACAGGCAAATACAGGAAATGTGGTCCCTACTTTAGAATCTCGATTTAATTATCTACCACGAGCAAACGTTCAAGGATTAGGAGTTGAACCTATCTATACACAAGTTTTAAATAATTCAATAGGAGGTACACCAGTAATAAACAATAATGCAAATACACTAGCAGCTAACAACAATAATATACCTTTTAATCCAATTAATACAGCTAAAAGCTTTATACAGAATAAAATTTTAAATAAAGCAAATTTTCCAGGTTTTGTTCCCATGGCAGCTACTATGTTAGGTGCTATGTTACCTAAAGAAGATCCAATGATTACTGATGCAAAAAATTATTATGCAGGTATGTACGGCACAGATGATATTGGAAGAATAGCAGAAGGTGATTTGATGGCAGGATATAATCCTGTATCAGGAGGTGGTTTACATACATTAACAGGTGGAAAACTTGGAGAGCCTCCAAACGTAGGTTTGGATAGAGCATACCAAAAAAGAATTGAAGGAATTGAAAAAACTTTAAAGAATTTACCTAAAAAATTTTCTAATTTAAGAAAAACTAACCGTGGTGCTTATGATAAAAAAGTTGCTACTCTTAATGATAGAATAGTAAAATTACAACAAAGACAAGATAATGATAATATTAAAATGCAAAACCTTAGATTAAAACATGCAACAAAAGGTCAGAAACAAACAATTCAAGATTATAGATCCGGTAAGATGAATAAAAATATATTACCAGATGATTCAGGAGGAGGCTCTGCAGTTTCAACCGCACGTGGTAATAGAATAGGAAAAGCAGCTAGTGCTAGTTGGGAAGCAAGCGGAGCTATTTAATGGCTAAAATAATATTACAAATTCCGGAACCTCAAGCAGAATATGATGGATCTAATCAACGTCAAATTATAGAAGCTATCGATACAATGAAAAATCAATTAAATTTTGCTTTTCAAAATGAATTAAAAGAGGAACAAGATAGTTTTAATTGGTTTAGTTCATGACAATACAATATAAAAATCAAGGTATTAATTTAACTACAACTGATACAACTAATGTAGTTACCTGTCCATCTGATGGAACTGTTTTGATAAAACAAATACAATTAGATAACTCTAGCGGGAGTCCGGTTAACTTATCTGTACAAGTAACTGATACATCTGCTACAGCCACTTTTTCTATTTCAAGAAAAGCCGTAGCTGCTAATACTGTTTTAGATGTAATTAATCAAACATTAGTTTTAGAAGGCGGTGATATATTAAAAATGACAGCAGGAACCGCTAATGAAATTCAAGGTATAGTATCATATGCACTCTTAGATAGATCACAGGAAAATGGCTAAACGTAAATTTGTAAATTTTACACCCAGACCACAGCCTAGAAAAAGACCTCGAAGGCATAAGAAAAGACTTTCAAAAAATGAAAAAAGAGACTATAAGAAATACAATCGACAAGGACGGTAAATATGGCAATAACTAAAATACCCGCAACAGCAAAAGAAATTGTAAAACATAAAAGAACTGGTAAGGTTTATGCAGATAAAGCTGAGTTTGATGCAGACGTTGCAGATCCAAATACAGATACTACGGCAGACGACTTTAGACAAGATCTTGAAATTAAAGTTACTAAAGTTTCTTTGGGTGCTGAAACTAAAAAATAATAATAAAAATATATGGAGCCTAGAGGAGCAACTGAACTTCAGCAAGAACAGTTGATAAAGCACGTGCCAAAAGAAATTTTGGACAAAGTGCAAATCTGTACATCTATACCAGGAAAGGTTCCAATTGATCCTAAAAAATTAAATATTCTTTGGCAAAAGAATTCTTACGATCAAGGTAATTTACAAGAATTTTTTGGTAATCCTAAAAGACACGATGAATATGATTGGTACGTCTTTAATTCTCATTGGAACTATGAGAAGTTTAGATACTTCCATCAAATACCAGAAGATAAAAGTATTGTAATTAAGAATGGTGCACATCATTTTCCTAAAAGAAAAATTTACAAACAAGGTGAACCTATAAGAATA